AAGTGCTATTAATGCATCAAGTCAAAGTGATATTTTTTATCAGACTGCAAGTTGGTTTAATGATAAATATCTTACTCCATCTCCAGCTACTGGTTCTCCTAGCAACTGGTCTTTTAATGGCGTTAGTGCTGATGGGGATACTCTTATTGATCTATACCCTAAACCTGATGGTGTGTACACAGTTCGATTTAATGTTGTCCAACGATCAGCAGATTTAACAGCACCTTCCGATAGAATATTCTGCCCTCATCGTCCTATCGTTCTGTTAGCTTACGCTAAGGCTGTAGAAGAGAGGGGTGAAGATAATGGTCAGACAGGTAACAGTGCTTACATGGCAGCAGCTAACTCTTTATCTAACGCAATCGCCTTAGATGCATCAAAGCATCCAGAAGAGACAGAATGGTATAGTGTATGAAACAATTAGTTAGTCAGTCCATTGCAGCCCCAGGGTTTTTTGGGTTAAACACACAGGAAAGTAGCATTACTTTAGCTAGTGGCTACGCATTACAAGCAGACAACTGTGTAATAGATGCTGAAGGTAGACTAGGTGCTAGACAAGGGCATGTATATCAAACTACTTCTGGTGGTACCTCTTCTTCTCTTGTAGGAATGCATGACTTTGTAGGTTCTACAGGACACTTAGGGTATATTACTTGGGGTAATGGTAAAATATATAAAGGTTTTGGTGCACTCACTGCTATATCTACAGGACATGGTTCTAATAATGATTGGCAAGCTGCTTCACTAGGAGGTGCTGTATACCTAGCACAAGCTGGTAAGCCTATGCTTAAAGTAGCTGCTAACTTTGCAGTGACTACTCATGCCACTACATCTTCTAATCATCAGTTCTCTTTTGTAACTTCTGCTTATGGTAGGTTATGGGCTGGTGGTACTGCTACAGATAAGTACACACTGTATGGCTCTGACTTAGTTAATGGTGCTTTTGCTGGAGGTTCTACTTTATCTTTAGACCTTAGGCAAATATGGACTAATGGTGGAGATGAGATTGTAAGTGTTGCTGGATTTAACGGACGAATCATTGTATTTTGTAAACGATGTATTGTAATACTTGGCGACGATAACAATGCAGATTTAACTATTGAACCTTCTAAATTATCAGTAGTAGAGGTACTAGAGAATGTAGGGTGTGTGTCTAGGAAGTCCATACAGGCCGTAGGAAACGACATCTACTTCCTAGCTAACTCAGGTCTACGTTCTTTAACACGTGTCATACAAGAGAAATCTAACCCCTTAGCAGACCTGTCTATTAATATACGTGATGATCTAGTAAAGATTATTAATACATCCTCTACTGAAAATGTAACTTCAATCTACTCAGCTTCTAATGCTTTCTACTTATTAATATTTCCTAACTCTAAACTTATATATTGTTTTGATACTAGAGGAAGACTAGAGAATGGTGGACTACGTGTAACTAAATGGGTGGACACTGATATACTTAGTGGTCTGTCTGCTTTTGATGGCACTCTCTACCTTGGTCTTGTTAATGGAATAGCTAAGTATTCATCCTTTCAAGACGGGGGATCGCACTATTACTTAGCCTATCGTACAAATCACTTTGACTTTGATCAACCTACAGTTAATAAAATAATAAAGATTGTAGGCGTAACTGTTATAGGAGGTAGTGGACAGAACTTCTCTGTTAAAGTAGGTACTGATTATACTGATCAACCAAGGTCTTACAACAGAACTATAAAACAAAGTGCTGTGTCTGAGTATGATGTTGCAGAGTATAACATTTCAGAATATACAGGCGGTGGTTTAACGGATCGTATTAAGGTTCCAGTAGGAGGTCAAGGTAGTGTAATTCAATTAGGTTTTGAGGCTTACATTAATGGTGATCAATTATCAATTCAAAAGTTTGACGTTTATGTTAAACAAGGTAGAACTAACTAATGAGTAATTATACTAAGTCAACTAACTTTGCTGTTAAGGATGGACTCAGTGCAGGTACAGCAGCTAAACGAGTACGTGGTACAGAGATAGATGATGAGTACAATGCTATCGCTGTAGCTGTTGCTACGAAAGCTAACACTAACAACACAGCATTAACTGGTGTACCTACAACTCCTACAGCCTCTGCTGGAACGAACTCAGTACAGATAGCTTCTACTGCGTTTGTTGGTACAGCAATTGCTGCAATACCTGTAGCCACTTCAGGAATTGCAGGAGTTAAAATTGATGGGGCTTCTACAAATTTAACAGGACGTACCTTATTTATTGATAATGATGCTCCTTCATCAGAAGGTGCGAATGGGGATATTTGGTTTGAGTATTAAATCTAAAGTATCAGGTTCATGGGTAGATTCGCATCCTAAAGCTAAGGTAGGTGGGGTATGGAAGCGTGTCATTAAAGTGTATGCTAAGGTAGGTGGAGTATGGAAGACCACTTACGAATATGAGTATGTTCATACTTATGGTGCTGGTACTTTTACCGATCAAGATTTTGATAACTTAAGCCTTGATAAAAGTTTAAACGTAAGAGTTATTATCCCAGCAGATGCTATTATTATTGCATCCAGTACCTCTAATTATGCCATTAAAACTGGTACAGGTTATGGAGGTAATCTTATCATTGAGAACAGAGGTAAAATTCTAGGTCGTGGTGGTAATGGTGGTGGCGGTGGTCTATCAGGATCAGGAGGAAATGCTGGCAACGCAGGAGTGGCTGGTGGTAATGGTGGTGATACTATACACGTTGAATGTCCTTTGTATATTTATAGAATAAGTGGAGACTACCTTTCAGCAGGTGGTGGAGCTGGAGGTGGAGGTGGCTCTGGTGGAGGTAGTTCAAACTTTTCTAACTATTACGCAGGTGGTGGCGGTGGCGGTGGTGGTGCTCCTTTTGGATTAGGAGGTGCACGAGGATCAGGAAGTGAAGGGCGGTTAGGGTCAGTAGGTGCCAATGCTGGTATTACTGCTGGTGGTGCTGGTGGAGCAGGTTCTGCTCACAGTGAAGGTGTTGGTAGTGCAGGAGCTTATGGTGCATCAGTTTCCCCTAATGGAACACTCAACGGAGGCGCTGGTGCTTCAGGTACAGGATCTTTTGCTTCTGCTGGGGGTTCAGGTGGTAGCTCTGGCTCTCTACTTTATAACCCCTCTGGTCACTCTGTTACATATAGTAATGGGCCACAATAATTTATCTAGTTTAGTAACAAATTTAAAGTAAGGGTAATATTATGTCGTTATTTAGAGCAATTTTAGGAGCAGCAATAGAATGAGTTTATTTGGAATGATTGCCTCAACATTACTTGGGGGCGTTGGTGCTTATCAACAGCAACGTAAGTATGGGGAAGCCCAAGATAGAATGTCTAATGCGGCAGATAGGGCAGCAAGAGAAGGTAAATACAAACCATTTGGTGTAACCTCTGGTGCTGGCAGTGCTTCTTTTAAAGATGGTAATGCTAGTTACTCAATGGATCCTCGTTACCAAGCGCAACAAGATCAGATGTTTGGTCTAGGTACTGATGCTCTTAACAGGGCTGGTGGTAACTATGACGACATGGCGTCTGATATGTACAATCGGCAGCGTAGCCTAGGTGCTGATAGTAGAATGGCAGAGGCAACACAGCTAGGTAATCGTATGTTTGGTGCTGGTACTCAAGGGCTTAGGGTTGGTGGTGAGGCTCTAGGTGGTTCAGCAGATTCTGGTATGATGAGTCCAGATGGTTATGGTTTTGCTAGGGCTTATGAACAACAAGATTCTATGGATCGTAGCAATTCTTTTGAACAGGCACAACGACAACGTGAGCGTGAGATTGCTATTGGTCAAGGTATGTTCAGTCAAGGTCAAGGCATGGATGCTAATGCTATGGCTATGATAGGGCTAGGTGGTGATCTAGGTTCACGGCAATCGGCTGCTAACAATGAAGCTATGAAGAACTATCTTAGTGGACAGAGTGCGGCAGCAGGTTATACAAAAATGCGTGGAGATGCACAGGCTGGTGGCATAATGGGACTAGGGAGTGGACTCAATAGTATGCTGGGTGGTTCTCCACCTACAGTACCAACCTCTCAATACATGGCAACGCCAACAGGTCAGAATAGAATGGCAAGTTACAATTCTATGGGCAGTGGTGGTATGTACCCTAATAGCTATAGCGCACCTACATATTCTCAGTATGCAAATACTCCTCAAGGTCAGAATAGAATGGCAAGTTATAACAGTATAGGGAACCTAGGATCATGGTCTAGGGGTGGCGGAACTACAGCAGCCACTACTACTCCTAGATACTCTGATAATATGTATGCAATGTTCCCTAGGAGATAATTATGGCTAGTGATATAATGAGTTTATTTGGTATGGATCCTAATGTGATCCAACAGAATCGTGTACAGAGTGGTGTTGATACTGCTGCTCGTATGAATCCAGAGTTTGCTATTGGTGCTGCTGGTGGACAGATGATGGGGTCTGGCCTTAGTTCTCTATTTGGAATGGAGTCTCCTGAGATGGCACAGGCTGCTAGCGTACAGAGGGGTATGCAAGGGGCTGACCTAACCACTGTTGCTGGTTTACGTGCTGCTGCTCAGAAGTTAATGATGAGTGGTGACTACGCTCAAGCTATGGCTCTACATTCAGAGGCTCGTGATATGGAAGCTGCTACTAATGTAGCTC